GGTACTGCACGTGACCAGCCGACGGTTGCACGTCGAGTTCCCCGCGGTGCTCCGTGAGGTACGCGCTGCGCTGGTCGCCCGCGGGTGGCGCCGGTGAGCCACCACCCCGGCCGCCCCCGACCGGCTCGACCGGCTCGACCGGCTCGACCGGCTTGGTCGGGGCAACCGCGTCGGCCACCTCGGTGACGCCGTAGCCGCCGCGCCGGAAGTACGCCAGTGCCGCGCGGTCGGCGCTGGTGCCGTCCGTGACGGTCGCGGCGCCCTCCTTGAACGCGACGCCCGCGACTTCACCGGTGAACGTGCGGACGGGGGCTTGGATCGTGTAATCGGCCATGATCAGCTCACCTTCACGTTGCGCAGGACGCCGCACGACTTGGTGTTGCGGAGCACCGCGCCGACCGGGCCCATCTCGACCTCGCCGGTCTTGACCGCCCCGGCCTGGTTGAAGTCCGGCAGCCACGTCTGGACGAGGGGCTTGCCCGCCATCGCCGCGCCGTGGAAGGAGTCCAGGCCAAACGACACCGCGTAGATGTCGGTCAGCCCGGTGATGACTCCGCCGGCGCCGGCGCCGTCGGTGTCGGCCGAGCGGATCGGGATGATCGGCGCGGAGCCGTCGACGCGGTCGCCCAGGTCGACGAGGACCCACGGCCCGTACATGTCGACCTGGCGGCCGAGGTCGTCGCGCGTCGAGGTGAACTGCGCGGCGCGACGGGCCAGCGACTTGATGCGGGCGATGGACTTGGTGTTGCCGAGGAGCGCCTTGACGCCCGGCGGCAGCGAGCCCGTTGCGCCGCCGTCGCCGGAGCCGGTCTGTGACGCCACGATCCTGGCGAGGAAGTCGTCGAGCGCGTCGAACGCGCCCATTGCGAGGTCCTCGGTGGTGATCGCCGCCGGGCTCCAGTTGATGTAGCCGGTGGAGACGCCCTCGTTGATCGGCAGGTACTCCGTCGACTGGCCGACGAGGCTCTTGTCGAGGCCGTCGAAGCCGGCGTCGTCGACGGCGACGTCGCCCAGGATCAGCTCCTGCTGGAAGCGGGTGCGCACGCTGGTGAGCTTCTGCGCCATCTGGAACATGATCTCGTTGGTCGCCGCAGGGCCCAGGTTGGCCAGCGAGCGGTCGACGTTGAACGCGCCGCCGAGGGGGTGTAGTTCGGTCGACTTGCGCTCGCGGGTCGCCTGGTTCGTCGGGTACTCCTCGTTGAACCGCCGGAACTGCGCGGTCGAGGGGGCGAGGAGGCGCGTGTAGCCGTAGGTGAGGGTCCCTCCGCCCGTGCCCGGGTTGACGGTGTTGTCCCACACCATGTGGTCGAGCAGCCACGAGTTGCGGCGGAGGTTGTCGATGACGGCGAAGTCGATGTCCGCCTGAGTGTTGAGCTGCGCCTGCGCGAGCGTGACGGGCACGGGGTCCTCCTGGGTTGGCTATGTGCCGTAGTGGGCGCCGATGGCGCCGCTGAGGGATGTGGCGCGGGGCTTGGCTGTTTCGCCCGCGCCGTTGCCGAGGTCGGCGCCGGAACGGCCCGCGACCGGCGTGGCCTTGAGGGACGGGTTGTCCTTGACGGCATCCTTGATCGCGGTGTCGAGCGCCGCGGCGAAGGACTTGGCCGAGGGGTCGAGGTCGGCCACGGCCTTGAGGAACGACCGCGAGTCGAGGAGTGCGGACGCCTTGGCCTGGTGCTTGTCGGCCCGCAGGTGGACAGCGAGTTCGACGTCCTTCGCCCGCAGCGCCCCCTCCAGGTCGCCGATGCGGCCGTCCTTCTCGGCGACCGCGGCGGCGAGCTTGGCGGGGTCTGGCGGGGAGTCGTCCTCGACGAGGCCGAGGAGCTTGCCAATCTCGGTGGCGAACTGCTTCTTGGCCTCGTCGGCGGCCTGGGCCTTCGCGGTCGTGCGGGTCTTCGCGGCTTCCGAGTTGGCGGCTTTCAGGTCCCGCTCCAGGCGGGCAATGGTGGCCTTCGCGTCCTCGTCCGGCTTCGCGGCGGGCTTGCCTGCGGGCGGTGCGGGCGGTGCGGGCGTGGGCGCCTGGCCCTGCTCGGCATCGGTCTCGCTGTCGGCAGCCTGCTCGCTCTCGCCGCCCTGTTCGGTGTCGGCATCCTCGGAGCCGCCCGCGATCGGCCAGAATGCGCGGCCGGTCCTGGGTGAGACGTACACGGCGGTCTGCCCGGTGTACGGGTGTACGGGCATGACGAGGTCGGGGGTCTGCATGGGTGCCCTCCTGGGGCGTGTAGGGCCCGCGCCTGGCGGGTGGTCTATCGGCCTTCGCGGGCGGCTTGGGCGCCACGCCTGAGCCGCTCGTTGAAGATCAGCTGCATCCGCGCGGTGGCGGCGGTCTTGGCGGCGCCCGGCTTCAATCGCTTGGCCTGCCGTGTGCGGTAGGTGGCCTCGGCCCCGAGGGCGTCGTCGTCCATCGCGTCGAGCGCCTCGTCACGCCGCCCGACCTGCGGGGGGTGCGCTGGTGCGTCGAGGTCTGCGTCGGAGGTTTTCCGCCCGGTCGTGCGCTGGGCGATGTGGGCCTGTGCCTGTGTGTGCCCGGCCGGTGTGAGGCGGCCGTCGGCGTCCG